GAACGCGAGATCGCGTGGGAGCTGTCGCCGTTCATGCCCGAGTTGACGACGGCCGATTACAAGGCCATCGCCGACGAGCTGGACAAGGCGTGTCAGGAGCACGCGGACGAATACCGCCGCGAGATGAGCATTCGCTACACCCCGGCCTGAAAGGAGACGAACCATGGAAACCAAGACCACGATGCCCCTTGCCATGCTGCGCCGCGCACTGTCGGCCCAGCTTCTCGAACTGGAGCAGATGCACGACACCGCGCAGAAGGCGTGGCGCGCGAAGCCCGTGGACAACGAAGAGCTGACGATGACGGCGCACATGTCGCTGGCCATCGACCACATGCGGCACGCCAACGCCATCGTCGGCAAACTGCTGTCCACCGCGCTGTCCGACGCCGACCGCGAGCAGGCCGCCGAGGCCGGGAGGCGCGCGTGAGCCCCTCGGCCACGATCATCGCGCAGCTGCGCGAGCTGCAAGCTCTCACGTCGGCCCGCGCCGACATGCTGGAGGAGTCGCGCGACCAGGAGCGCACCCGCGCGGAGGCGGCTGAGGCCGAGCTGCGCGAGCTGCGGAAGGCGATGGTCGACGCCGTCGAGATCATCGACGAGTGCCGCGAACTCCTAGACGATCAGGCGGACGTGCGCGACAGCGACAGCGGGCCGAAGCCGAACGCTGCCATGAGCATCTGTTCGATGATCGACGCCTGGAGGAAGTCGTGAAGCCGCCCGGCCTCGCCCCGTCCCGCGCGTCTCGCGTGTGGCTCGTCATCGCCGTGTTCGCGGCCATGGCGGCGCTGCTGTGGGACGCGCACCTGAACTACCTGCTGCACTGCCAAGGACTGCTGCCATGACGCTCGACATCATCCCGATCACCAGCCGCGAGCAGTGGCACGCCGAACGCGCGAAGGACGTGACCAGCACGCAAGTGGCGGCGCTGTTCGACGCATCGCCCTATCTGACTCATCTGGAGCTGTGGCACCAGAAGGCCAACGGCTACTTCGAGGAGTTCGTCGCCGACGACCGCGTGCGTTGGGGCGACAGGCTGGAAGCGGCCATCGCTGACGGCGTTGCCGAGGAACTGAACCTCGCCGGCATGGCCAAGGCGAACTTCTACCACCGCGACACCGCCTTGCGGCTCGGTGCGAGCTTCGACTTCGAGGCGCAGGACGACAACGGCCAGCGCGTGCTTGTCGAGGTGAAGAACGTCGATGCGTGGGAGTTCCGCGAGAAGTGGAACGGCGAGGGCGACAGCCTCATGGCCCCGCCGCACATCGAGTTGCAGGTTCAGACGCAACTGATGCTTCGGTGGTCCGCTCGGTACGCCATCATCGCCGTTCTCGTCGGCGGCAACACGCTGCACACGCTGCGGCGAGAGCGCGACGACGAACTCGCCGAGGAGATCCGCAACCGCGTTTTCGCGTTCTGGCGTTCCGTCGAGGCGCACCAGCCGCCGCCAGCCGACTACGTGCGCGATGCCGACTTGCTGCTGTCGCACGTCTACAGCCGAACCGACGGGCGCGAGATCGAGGCCGATGCCGCCATCGAGGGCATGGTCGAACAGTGGTTGAAGGCGAAGGCGGCTGCCGAACTGGTGAGGCCGCTGCAAGCCCACATTGCCGAGATGGTCGGCACCGCGTCTAGGGTTCGGCTACCCGCCGGCCTGTTGTCCTGCGCCGCCAACAAGAACGGCGTGCGCTCGTTCCGCTACTACCCAGCCAAGGAGATTGCCCAGTGACCGACGTTCCTACCACGCAGGCGCAGCAACCGCGCCAGCTCACCAAGTACGAAGCCATAAAGCAGCAGTTGCAGAGCATGCAAGGCTCGTTCGCCGCCGCGCTGCCGCCGCAAGTGCGCCCCGAGAAGTTCCTCGGCGTCGTGCTCACCGGCCTGCGGCTCAACGAGCAGTTGCAGAACGCCGACCGCACCACGCTCTACGGCGCGTGCCTCAAGTGCGCGCAGGATGGGCTGCTCCCAGACGGCCGGGAAGCCGCGCTCGTGCTGTTCGGCGACAAGGTGCAGTACATGCCGATGTTGGGCGGCATGCTGAAGAAGGTCCGCAACAGCGGCGAGATCGCCAAGATCAGTGTGCAAGTCGTCTACTCGCTCGACGAGTTCGACTACTCGCTTGGCGACGACGACCGGCTGACGCACAAGCCGGCCATGGGCGACAGGGGCGAGCCGATTGCCGCCTACGCCATCGCGTGGTTGAAAAACGGTGAGCGATACTGCGAGGTGATGAGCAAGGAGCAGATCGAGAAGGTGCGCAGCGTTTCGCGGGCGAAGAACAACGGCCCGTGGCGCGACTGGTGGGATGAGATGGCCCGCAAGACGGTGTTCCGCCGGCTCGCCAAGTGGCTGCCGCAGTCCACGGACCTGCAACAGGTGCTGGAGCACGACAACGAGTCGTTCGACTTGACCGAGCAGCCGAAGCCGCCCACGAACCCGATGGCGGCGCTCAAGCAGCGCATCGGCGTCAGCAAGCCGGAGCCGACGCCGCCACCGCCGGCAGCCGACAACATCGAGCCCGAGTTCCGTGGCGACGCCGAGAGCATGGGGGGCGACGCATGACGCTCCCCAAGGCCATCAGCGACGCGATCGACGAGTTTGCTCGCCTGTCGTCGGCGCCCACCGAGGAGACGCGAGCGGACGCCCGCGCCGCCCTCGAACGCGCGATCGCCGACCATGCGTCGCCTGTTGCGCCCACCGAAGCGGAGATCGAGGCGTGGCGCCGAAAGGCAAGATCGTGGAGGTCCGGCAACAGGCTGCCAGACCACGCGACAACCTTCCGCGTGCTGGCAAGCGACATCGAGGAGGCCGTCGCCCTCATGCGCCGAGCAGCCGCAGCGAAGCCGGTCTACAGCGCCACGGGGCGGGCATTCCAGCTGCACAGCGCCGACTGGCACGGCTCGCAAGACGAGATGCCGAAGTCAGTCCTGATTTACGGCAGCGGCGACATGGGGCGCGGCGAGTTCGCCAACTACCTGCGCGCCGACGTTGCGAGAGAGGCCGCAGCGACCCCGGCCCCGTCGGCCCTGGAGCGGCTGCGGGACAAGATCCGCAGCGAGGCCGACAACGCCGACGAGAGCTACTCGGCTGGGCTGCACCGGGCGGCGGACATGATCGACGAGAAGCGGGAGCGGGAGGCGACGCAACGACTGACCGACGACCGACTCCAGGCGCTCCGGCTCATGCTGCAAGAGCACGCCGCGAGCTGGCTGCACACGATCGACCGCGACACGTTGGCCGCCATGCTCGACGAGATCGAGGAGCGCCGCCGCATACCGCAGTTCCTCCGCCTCGCACGGGCCGCGCGCCGCTGCCTCGACGGCTCCGAGGTCGACGGCTGGCATACGCCACTGCGCGAGGTCGACGTGGCCGAGCTGCGGGAGGCGCTGGGCGAACTGGAGCGCCAGGAACCGCAGGAAGGCCACTAGGGCGTGGCCATTAAGGCCGCTAGCTGCCCGAATGCGGCAGGATCGAGCCGACGGGCACCAAGGCTAGGGCCAGCCGAGAACCCGCGCCGATGGACCACGCGAACGCGCTAGGAAGCATCGCCGGGCGAACTGCCCACTAGGCGACGGGATCAACCGGCGGCGCGACTGGAGGCAACGGCGCCTCCGTCAAGCGCCATACGGTGCAACGCAACGCCTTGGACAGCGCGAACAGGTCGTAGGCGTCCGGCAGCTGTTCGCCGTGCTCCCATCGCCACACGCTTTGACGGTGGGAGCCTACGCGCTCGCCGAGGTCGGATAGGGAGTAGCCAAGCTGGCGACGGCGCGCGGCGACTCGGCGGCCGAATGCGGCGGCCCAGGCGTCGCGGGGGGGTAGGGGTTTCACTGGGCCAGCATCCGTTCCGGTGTGCTGTCGGTCCACCGCGTGCCACGGTTGCCCGCTTGCATCAAGTAGATCGCCTGCCGCTTGTGTCCCTTGGCAGCACGCTCGCAACGCTCCCATTCGACCAGATGCCAGCCGATGACATCGCCAGCCGCTTCTAGATAGCGCCTTGCGTCTGCCAGCAGGGCGCGGGCTCGCCGCTCATGGTAGGCGATACGTGCCTCGTAGTCTGCGCGACCGTGCGCCTTGGGGTGGAACCGGCGCCGCTGTTCGGCGCAGAACGATGCGTAAGATCTGGACATGGTATCAGACTCGGGTTACATGCTGCCGCCGGAACCGGGCGGCGCGGGAATGTCGGCGATGCGCTCGCCGGGGCGGGTTACTTGCTGGCTAGCCAGTCCAGGCATTCGCGCATGATCCGCAGACGGGCCGCGTGCGTGCGCTTGCTTGCGGCGTCCAGGCGCATCCGCCTTGCTGTCGATCGCACCCACGGCCCGGCCGTCGCAACCTTGGCGTCGTACTGCCGGACCATCGCACGCCATTCCTCTGCGGCCTTGAGGCACGCAACCTTGGCGCGCATCGTTGCAACCGGAGCCTTGCCAGTTATGCGCTTCACCTCGACGACGGCACCGCTACCGTGGTTCTTGCCACCGCAAGGGCAATCGCAGTTCGGCCCCTTGGCGTTAGTGCAACGATCGTCGCACGCCGAGCAGTACTCCCGGCGTCCGATCAGCGCACCAAAAACCTCGCCCATGATCTCGATACGGCCAGCGCACGCGCTGCATTCGTGCGCCACTGCGGCCTCGTTGGCGTCCAGTTCGGCGAACGCCACCGTGAGACAATCGCGGCAACGGATGGCGTAGCGACGGCGCGTAGGGGGCGCGGTAAGGATCTCCAAGAACGACAGCTCGGGGGCGGGGGCGGTCACGAGTCACCTCGCAAGCTGTAGAACGGCGACGGATCTCGGTCGCGCTCGACTTCGGCCTCGACTCGCGGCGGCCCCATGCGCCAGCCGTCGGCATTGCGCACGTAGCCACGATGCCACAGCTGCAACGGTGTTAGGATCTCGGCAGCGAATCCGAAACCGTGCTCCCGCGACTCGATGTGTGCGGCGAGGTATGCGTTGCCAACGTCCGCATGGAACGGGCTGCATTCGGGCCAGACGCTACCAAGCTGGAGCACCTTGCGGCCGTTGTCGAGCGCAGATTCCAGCTCGGCCACGCGATCGGCTCGCTTAGCTGCAACGGTGGCCATGAAGGATGAAAGGTTGGGGGCGGTCACGAGCGCACCTCCACCGTCCATTCGCACCGCGCGAAGTCCTCGCCACACTCGCGGATCCGAACGGTGGCCTCTTCAGCCTCGGCGCGCGTGGCGAACACGTTGCCATCGTAGCCCGCTGCGTACTCGTTGCGCGGATCGCCAGCGGGGGCGATGTAGAAGGTGCCGGAGGGATGGTTCACGAGCGCACCTCCTGCGCCTTGGCGAGTTTCGCGGGGTCCATCTTGGCGATGCGCGCAAGGCACTTTTGGCAAGTGACGTTCGCGACGTTCTTGGTGCGGCTCATCGACTTCCAGACGGGCCAACCGTTGCGCGTTCCTCCGCCGCCACACATGGGGCGCACGACGCCGGCAAGGAACGGGTTGACGAAGTGCGTGACGTGGGAGGTGCTCACTTGCCCACCTCCTTCGACTCCACCACGCACCACACGTAGCCGCCGCCATCCTCGCCGCACGACAGCAGCGAGCGGGCGTCGATGCGCGGCCACTGCATTGCGTCGCGCTCGGCGTTGGCCTTCTCAATCAAGCGCAGCACGGCGACGACGTGCGCCTCACTGCCGCTGTACTGGTGCTCGTAGGAGACGACCACGCGCGACTTCTTGTCCGCCAGAAACTCGGCGACGATGCGCGACGGCTTGTAGTTGGTGCACCCAAGGAACCGCGTGCGGATCATGCAAGCGGGGGCGGTGCGGATCTGAGAGACGGGGGAAGCGTTGGTTGCCATGCCCCTAGTATCGGCCAACTCGCCCCGAATGTCAACCGTTGCGCCTACGAATCCGCATCGGGAAGTTGCAAGCGGCCGTCTCCGCAAGCGTTACGACGCGAAAAATCTTGCGCGGCTCGCGTCAGTACTGCGGCAACTTGCACCGGAGCATTCTGCGGATTCACGCTCTGGCGCCGCAAGGCGAATCAAAAGCCCCTGAGCGAAGCGAACGGGTCGAGGGGGGTGATGGGGGGACTGAAAGTCTCCCCATGCTTCTTCTCTGCTGCGGATGCGCTGAACGGTGAAGCGTACGTACTCACGCTCATCCCGTAGAAAGCAGAGGGTAGTTAGGGAGCCTTTCGAAGTTTCTACCCGTTACAATCGTGAGACAATCGAACGATAGCACCGAACCACTTGACGCCGGACCGCAAGAACGCTCAAGTTGACACCATGCTTATGGCTGGCAAAGCAACCCCATCCGAACACAACCGCGCCAGCTTCGCAGGATGATCCCATGGGAAGGCCTTCGCTGTTCTCCGAAGAACTCGCCGCCAACATCTGCGAACGCATCGCGGAAGGCGAACGCCTCACGGACATCTGCAAGACGCCTGGAATGCCGAATCGGCGCACGGTTTGGCGATGGACGACGGAGAATCAGCCGTTTCGAGACGAACTCGCGCGCGCAACTGAGGCTGCGACTCACGGCCTTGTCGACGAACTGGTTGCGGTTTGCCGCACCGCCTCGAAAGACTCGGTTGAGGCAACGGACAAGCGCACACTGACGGAGAACTACCGTTGGCTGGCTGCGCGCTTGCTGGCTGTGTACCGGGACCGCGCGCAGGTTGAGCACAGCGGCGGCGTGACGTTACAGGTCGTTACGGGCGTCCCCGACGTTACCGGTAACGCTGAGTAGCGCGTGACGGTCGACCGAATCGTGATCGACTACCGGCCGCGCAAGTGGCAAGCGGAGTGTCACCGCAAGCGGCGTAGGTTTTCCGTCTATGCGATTCACAGGCGCGCGGGGAAAACCGAGATGGCGTTGGCGGAGCTGGTCGACAAGGCGCTGAAGTGCAGCCACCCGCTGCCGCTGTTCGCGTACCTTGCGCCGTTCCTAAGCCAAGCTCGCGGCATCGCATGGGCACGGTTGAAGGCGAAGGTTGAGCCGCTGCGCCGCCGCTCGGCCGTCGACATTCGGGAAGCGGACCTCGCCATCGTCTTCGCCCATAACGGCGCCGTGATTCGGCTGTGGGGCGCCGACAACCCCGATGCGCTGCGTGGCGTGCGCCTGGACGGGGTCGTCATCGACGAAGTCGCGCAAATCAAGCCCGAGGTGTGGACCGACATCCTGCAACCGGCGCTGTCTGACCGCCTCGGCTGGGCGATGTTCATCGGCACGCCGAACGGGATCAACCTGTTCTCGGAGCTGTACTTCGGCGCATCGGGCAAAGCGGACTGGAACGCCGCTCGCTACACGGTCGACGACACGGAGGCGATTGACCCGGCCGAAGTCGCTCGCCTTCGCGCGGACATGCCCGAGGGGTCGTTCGCACGCGAGTACTTGTGCGACTTCTCGGCCGGTGGCGTCGATCAGCTGCTGTCGCTCCAGGAAGTCGAGGACGCCGCACGACGCAGCTACACGGAACGCGACGTTGCCCATGCGGCCACGGTGCTTGGCGTCGATCCCGCGCGGTTCGGCGATGACAGGTCCGTCATCATCATGCGCCGGGGCCTTGCCGCCTTCCCGCCGCTCGTGAACCGTGGGATCGACAACATGAAGCTGGCCGACATCGTGGCGAGCCAGATGGTTGCGCACAGTCCCGACGCCGTGTTCGTCGATGCCGGGGCGGGCTCTGGTGTCATCGACCGCCTTCGCCAGCTGGGGCACGGCCGCATCATCGAGGTGCCGTTCGGTGGCAAGGCGCTACAGGCGCACCTGTTCGACAAGCGGAGAAGCGAAATGTGGTGCGAGATGGCGACGTGGCTACGGGGCGGCGGCGCGATCCCGAACGACGTGCACCTCAAGACTGAGCTGGCAACGCCCACCTACTGGTTTGACTCGGCAGGCCGCAAGGTGCTGGAATCGAAAGACGACATCAAGGCGCGGTTGAAGGGTGGGGCGAGCCCCGACATCGCCGATGCCTTGGCGTTGACGTTCGCGGCTCCGGTAACCAAGGTGACCTTCGACGACTTGCCGCTACG